GGTGCTAGGGCAATCGAACCCATCGGCAACCACAGCAACAACACTCTACACAGTACCTGCAGCAACACAAGCAATCGTATCTACACTGACAGTAACCAACCAGACATCAACTGCTGGCACATACCGTATTGCGGTCCGTGTGGCAGGTGCAGCCTTGGCTGCTGCCCAGTACTTGGCCTATGACGTATCTCTACCTGGTAACGCTACAGACACCCTGACACTAGGTGTGACTCTGGGAGCAACAGATGTGATCACAGTCTATGCCTCAGCAGCAACATTCTCATTCAATGCTTTCGGAAGCGAGTTATCATAATATGACAGTTGGACGCATACCTTCGGTTGAAGGTGGTATTCAGCCGACCATCTTTGATGCTAAAGCAAATTTATTGACGGCTACTGCTAATGACACACCAGCAATTTTGGCAGTTGGAGCAAATGACACAGTGCTTACGGCTGACTCCGCACAAGCAACAGGGTTAAAATGGGCATCAATACCCGCACCTACATATACCTGGGCAACCTACACACCAAGCAATTCAGGAATTACAGTGGGCAATGGTACGCAAACCGCTCGTTTTGTTAAAGTTGGCAAAACAGTTTTTGTATCTTACAAATTAACTTTAGGCTCAACTTCATCATTAACAGGTGGAATTTCTGTTGGACTTCCAAGCACGACGAATTCAATAACAACTTGCTCTGTTTTTATTCAAGACACAGGAACGGCTAATTATCTTGGCACAGGTTTTGCAGACGCCAGCGCAACGGCTTTGACTGTAAGACCAGTTAAAACAAGCACAACTTATGGCGAATTAAACGATAATTTATCGGCGATGTTTGCTTGGACAACAAATGACTTTTTTCAATTTTTTGTTACATACGAGGAGGCATAAAATGGCATTTACATTCAATCCAGACTTTCCAGATGCTACAAACGAGCAAAAGTGGGAGCAGATTAAGTTATGGCGAAATGCTCATTTAATTGCTTCTGACTGGACACAGGTCGAGGATTCTCCAGTAGATAAAGCAGCGTGGGCGACTTACCGCCAAGCACTTAGAGACTTACCAGCACAGGCTGGTCTAGCAGATGAAGCAGTATTTCCAGCACAACCAGGAGGCAACTAATGGCTACAGGTAGAGTTCCAACAACGGCTAACTCGCCGTTAACAGCAAAGGGTGACCTATTCGGTTACTCCACTACCCAGGCTAGGGTAGCCGTGGGCAACGATGGGGAAACTCTCGTAGCAGATAGTTCCGCCACCACGGGATTGCGTTGGCAGGGCGATTATGCTGCTGGAAAAAATGCAATCATTAACGGCGATTTCGCTATAAATCAAAGAGCTTTTACAACTACTTCGACGGACGCGACTTTCGGCTTCGATCGGTGGTTACTTGGACTTTCTGGTGGTACTGGTACATACACCGCACAAACATTCACTCTAGGAACTGCTCCAGTAGCAGGATACGAGTCCAAAAACTTCGCTCGCTTAGCTGTTACTACAGGAAACGATTATTGTCGACTACAGCAAAGAATCGAAAACGTAAGAACTTTCGCGGGTCAGACTGTAACTATTTCATTCTGGGCTAAAGGTACAAATCCAACAACTTTAGGCAGCCTTAACGTAACAGCGATCCAGAACTTCGGTTCTGGTGGATCTCCATCTTCGAGCGTGATTACTAACGGCGGAAGCTTTACTTTAACTGCTAACTGGACTCGTTATTCTCTAACTGTCGCTATTCCGTCGATTTCTGGAAAAACTATTGGCACAAGTGGTGGCGACAATTTAGACATTGGATTCGGGCAAGGATCTAACACTTCGACCGATTCCTGGACTCTGGATCTATGGGGCGTTCAAGTAGAAGCAGGTTCAGTCGCTACCGCGTTCCAAACAGCCACGGGAACAATCCAAGGAGAATTAGCCGCTTGTCAGAGGTACTACTATCGAACAACTTCGGCGCTTAATACTTTTACTCCAATGTATCCACAAATCTTTGCTTATTCAACGACTAATGCAGTAGGAACTGCAAGGCTTCCTCAAAGGATGCGAACTAAACCATCTGCGATTGATTTTTCATCCGTAACTGCAAATGAAATAACTACTGGCGGTTCTGTTGGAGTTGCTACTATTTCTCTTGGGCAAGGTGGTGATGATTTTCAAGAATTGTTATTTACTGGATTATCAGGTATGACAATTTATCGTCCTTATGCAGTTTTAGCCAATAACACTACATCCGCATTTCTTGGATTAAGTGCGGAACTTTAGGAGATGACAATGGATAAAGTAACCTTTATTGAAATTGATACACCACAAGGCACACAGGAACACGCTTTAATTGAACACGCAGACGGGTCTTTTACCTCAATGCTGAAATCAACTTATGAAGCGCAGCAAGCGGAACAATCCACACCAATTCTGCCTGCTTAACAGTTAGATCTATAGACCTGAGCACGTCTCTAAACTGCTCATACTTTTATGCAACAAAACAAAGGAGAATAGATGCCATACGGTGACGATATAACCGAGGGTATACCGTACGTACTTTCTAATCCTGCTGGATCTACTAACTACTCAGCCACAGGTGAGGCATACGATGTCGCTATTGGTGGGCTACCGTTCTTCTTGCTTAACTCTGATGATGCTCCTTATCGTCGCGTAACTGCCCAGTATCGCAAGCAACAGATTGACCAGTCACGTGAGCCTGGTGAGCAGACGCTTACTGGTTGGTGGCTACGTAGCCAATCTTCATTCCACCTTGGAGCAGGCATCAAGTTCTTTGAGCCTGTACAAGAAGAGTCGCTACGCTTCCAGTACACAGAGTCAAAGGGTGTAGATGTCTGGACTAGAGGCCAGGCCACCCTGCTTAACGACACTGCCAGTTTCTACGCAGGTGCTGCACCTGCTCAACTAATCGGTCTTAACGATGGCACTAATGATTGTATCTTTGTAACAGATGGTAGTGCGTTAAAGAAGATCACAACTGGTGGTACCAATACGACTATCTCTCAGGCAGGTACGCCTTCGACTATCTATAGCCTTACAACTGATGGCTCTAACTATTACTTTATCAATGGTACTAAGGTGCATAAGGGTTCAGTAGGGGCAACACCTGCCGATGCTGAGATCTACAATACTCCAGGAGTAACCAGAGCAACCATTCGCTTCGTCAAGCAGCGCTTGATCTTGGCTATTGGCAATGTGTTGTATGAACTCAACGCTAACGCTACTGGATCTGCTGCATTGCCTACTGCTTTGTATACACATCCTAACGCTAACTGGGTGTGGTCATCTATCGCAGAAGGACCACAAGCCATCTATGTATCAGGTTATGACCCAAGCGGTACATCATCTTCTGTCTTTAAGATTACTTTAGATGCAGCAGTTCCTAACTCTTTAGGCTTTCCAACTCTGAGTGTGCCTACAGTTATTATTGATATGCCAGAGGGTGAACGCATCAATGACTTCGATGTATACCTTGGAGCATATGCAGTCCTTGCAACAAACCTAGGCTTTAGAGTGGGCATTTCAGATGCCACAGGGGATGTGCAATATGGACCACTTCTGTTCAAAGATGCACCTTGTAACAACATTGCCTTCCGAGATAACTTTGCCTACCTATCATCAAAGGTAGATGGAGCAGCAGGGCTTGTCCGTGTAGACCTATCTACCACAATCCTTGGCAACTCATTGTTCTTCCCTTGGGCTTGGGACCTGATTGCAACAGGGACTACAACTACTGCAGATCAAGTCGCCTTCTTTGGTAACTCAGATAGAGCAGCATTTACCAATGGCAATAATACTTGGGCTGAATCTACAACAACACTGGTGCCAAGCGGCTACCTGCGTACAGGATACATCCGTTACAACACGCTAGAACTTAAGATCTTTAAGTTGATGCAGGCTCGCATTGATACCACCAACGGTGGTCTTAACATTGACTCTATTGATTATGCTGATAACTTCTATCGCATTGGTACCTTTGCACAAGAGTCAATAGTTCCAGAGATTAACATTAACTACCCACAAGCATCTCAAGAGTACCTAGGCTTCCAGTTCACACTGACTCGTTCATCTACTGATAGTTCTAAGGGTCCATTGTTTACTGGCTACCAGGTTAAGGCTTTGCCTGCTATCCCACGTCAGCGATTGATCCAGTATCCATTGTCTTGTTATGACCACGAATCAGATCACTTCGGCGTTGAGATTGGCTATGAAGGTTCTGCTTACTTCCGTATGTCTCAGTTGGAGTCTATTGAAAACGTAGGCGACACCATCCGTGTCGAAGACTTTAGAACTGGTGAGTCTTACATTGGGCTTATTGAAGAACTTGACTTCAGAAATGCTACTCCTTCAGATAAGCGCTTCAGCGGCTACGGTGGAACGCTCTTAGTAACCATTAGGACGGTCTAATGCAGGCACAAGACTATGCAACAGTAACTGTTGCAGTGATGACAATCGTAGGTGGCTTTGTCGGCGCAGTGCGCTGGCTAGTTAAGCATTACCTCAATGAACTCAAGCCCAATAGTGGCTCAAGCCTCAAAGATTCCGTCACAAGATTAGAAGAAAAAGTAGAAATCCTTTATCAGATGATGCTACACAAGGGACGAAATGAATGAAGAAACTTGCCAAGAAAGCCACGCCTGCCGCTATTGCTGTCCTTCGACAAGCCACAGCGATCAAACCTTTACGCAAGAAGGCCTCGGATGGCCTATTGCCATCAGCAGCACACATCAATCAGAATCCTGATTCAGACCATAACACAGGTTATGCAGTTGATTTAACCCACGACAAACTAGGTGGGATTGACTGCGATGAAATCTTTCAGAAGTTAAAAGAAGACAAGCGAGTAAAGTATCTAATCTTCAAAGGCAAGATCTGGTCAGCAGAGCGAGCCGATGAAGGTGACCGTGTATATACAGGTAGCAACAAACACAATAAGCACCTGCATATTTCCATCAACGATGGAATGGGCAACGATACAAGCCCTTGGTTCTGGTGGATGAATCAACCAAAGATCATCAATCAGATCAAAGCAAAAACAATCCCTGCGCCAACTAAGAAGTTGGCTAAGGAAGAAGTTTGTACCTGTTGCAAATTGCACGGTGCAAATTCCTAATCCCCATAGGAGGAAAAATGAACACAGAAAAAATCAAAGCAATCGCAGTTACATACCTACGTGCAGGAGTGGCATCAGTGCTGGCCCTGTACCTTGCAGGTGTGACAGACCCAAAGGCTCTGCTTATGGCAGGAGTCGCAGCAGTTGCAGGCCCATTGCTTAAGGCAATTGACCCATCCGCTACAGAGTTTGGACGTGGGTCTAAGTAACCCACTAGCGCGAGGCAGGAAGAGGCTCACCCCGAAAGGGGTGGGCTTCTTTTTTTATGCCATAAAACTAATTGATACCTGAGTTGCTGTCCCCTGACAGGTGGGTCTTGAGCCTGTGGCAGTTAGCACAGAGGGTTTGCAGGTTGGCTGGGTCATTGTTAAAGCGGTCGCCGTCTATGTGGTCTACGTCCAACTGGCTGATGTGTACTGGCTTGAAGTCACAGTGTTCGCAGTAATCTTTTTTGTATACCGTATACGGGTAGATAGACTTATTATGGTTTCTTATATAGACAGCCCTGCACTTATACCTACCAGTGATTGGCTTCTTTTTGTCCCGTATCTTTATCTTAGTGGGACCGCAAACTGAGCACAGTGCTGTGCGATTTTCTTCATCAATCTCAGATAGTTTGTGATTCATCTTTGTCTACTGGACAAGGAACAGTGACTATGTTTCCACAGTTAACACAGGTAGCATCAAGGAAATACCAGACCAGTTCGTAGTCTTCAAAGGATGCCATTACAGAAAAGACTTGTGAGCCACAGGGACAGACGTGTACTGGACCCAGACCTCGTAGGTCAGTGCCAAATTTATCTGGTAGTTTGGACCTGAATTTCGGCAGCCTTGGTAGACGGAGCCGCACAGTTATTACCATACCATCGTGCCCCTTTGGGGCACCCTTTGGTTTTATTCGCCTCACGGCTCATATTGTAGCCAGTAGTAGCGTTGCTAACGCAACGACACGCCGATCACTGATACAATTCCAGTATGACAACAATCGCAGCGATAGAAGGAATTGACTACGCAGTTCTAGTAGCAGATTCACAGATCACAGAAGACAATCTCGTGACTCTTGCAACCAGTACACCTAAGATCGTTGAGGTTGGCAAGTACCTAGTAGGTATCTCAGGCGACACCAGGCCAGGTGACATCCTCGCCTACAACTGGAAGCCACCGCTCTACAAGGGTGAGAACCCAGCACAGTTTATGGGTAAGAAGGTTATACCCAGTATCAACCAGGCATTTGCCGATAACAACTACGACTACAACAAGGTGGACAAAGATGGTGGCTTCGATTATCTCATTGCTTTTAACGGCAACATCTTTCGGATTGCTTGTGATCTCTCTTTTTTCCAAGCAAATCACGGAGCGTATGGCATTGGTAGTGGGGGTCAACTTGCTCTTGGCTACCTGTATTCAATTGTCAAGCCTGATATGGACTTAGCCTTTGCAAAGAGACACGCCCGTAGAGCCGTAGAGATTGCGTCGGTCCTTGACTCCAATACTGGTAAGCCCATACAGTTAGTAGTCCAGGAAAGGATGTAGTTATGGAACTAAAACAAATAGCAATGACAGATGAATACTCTGCTCATTACTTTTATGAGATGGGTTGGAAGGCTTGCAGATTAGCCTACAAGTTACACGAAGAGGCTAACAATGACAGCGACTGATCCAAAAGAATTACTGCTCACTGCTCTTAAGGCAGGGGACGCGAAGCGTTCACGTTCTACACAGGTACAGATAGGACCATCAGAGTTAGGTGGCTGTCGTCGTAAGGTCTGGTACAGATTAAACGATCAACCTGAAACCAATGAGAACGAGATGAAACTTGCTGCGATTATGGGTACTGCTATCCACGCAGAGATTGAGCGAGCACTAGCAGATAACCCTGACGTGATGATTGAAACATCTGTTGAGTACAACGGTATGAAGGCACACATTGACTGCTACGTACCAGGTACTGGTGATGTCATTGACTGGAAGACAAGTAAGGTGAAGAACCTTTCCTACTTCCCATCAACCCAACAGCGCTGGCAGGTACAGACCTACGGTTACCTACTGGAAAAGAATGGTTACGACGTAAAGCGTGTGTCACTGGTTGCTATTGCACGTGATGGTGACGAACGTGATGTAAAGGTACACACAGAAGATTACGATGAGTCAATTGCATTGCAAGCATTGAACTGGTTAGAAGCAATCAAGGCATCAACAGAGGCACCAGATCCAGAACGAGACTCAAGTTACTGCAAGTTCTATTGCAAGTTCTACGATGCATCAGGTGAGATGGGATGCGTTGGTATAAAAAAAGAACATACAGCAGTCAGTGATGTAATCATTGATGATGCTGATATTGACAAGAACGCACTGTTGTATCTACAGTTAGCAGCGCAGATAAAAGAGTTAGAGAAAGAACAAGATTCTTTGAAGACTTCTTTTGAAGGACTGTTAGGTGTTACACCTAGTGGAATAGAAGTCAGTTGGACAACTGTCAAAGGTCGTGAAAGCATTGACAGTGAAGAGGTAGAAAAACTACTTGGGTTTGTACCTAAGAAGTTTGGTAATGAATCACAGCGGTTATCAATTAAACAAACTGGAGGAAAGTAAATGGCTGCAAACGAAAACACAAAGTTCCAGATTAACTATAAGTTAAACGACGGAACGCTTATTAATCTTTATGCATCAGATGTGAAGGAACTAGAGACAGGTCTTAATGATCTAGGTATGGTTGCTGCATTGATTTCAGTAACAGCAAAAGAACTAGGTGGTGCACCTGCACCAACAGTTGCATCAGTAGCACAATCTTTTAATGCAACACCAGTTGCAGCACCTGCTCCAGCAGTTACTGAAGGACAGGCACCTACCTGTAATCACGGCAATATGGTCTTCCGTAATGGAACGTCAGCACGTGGACCTTGGAAGGCGTGGATGTGTTCTGCACCAAAGGGTGCAACAGATAAGTGCGACCCTATCTTCTTGAGATAATACGATGCGGGAACCTCGCGAGTACGAGAACCCGTTATGTGCAGAGATAGGCGGTGACTTCTGGTTCCCTGACAAAGACAAGGACTCAGTAAGTTACATTGAAAGTCAGTATGCAAAGTCAATCTGTAAACGTTGTACCCATAGAACTGAATGTGCTGAGTGGGGAATTCACAAGGAGCAGTTCGGTATATGGGGTGGTCTTGCACCACGTGAACGTCTAGCAGTAAGAAGACAACGCAGAATAAATCTTGGAGGGGATGAGGAAGTTGCTTGATCTAAAGAGGGCGCTAGGCACCAGCACTATCAAGGCTGTGCCATTGCCTGATGTATGGACTGGGTTGGCTAGTGAGTCCATCAAGTTTAGACGAGGGCAAGTATGTATGGTTGCTGCTGCACCTAATGCTGGTAAGAGTATGTTCTCTCTTGTCTATGCAATCAAGGCAAAGGTACCAACACTTTTCTTTTCCGCAGATACTGATACTGCTACGGTGCTAATGCGATCTGCAGCCCAGATCTCAGGGCATACACAGTTAACAGTTGAAACCAATATGGATTACAAACCTGACTATTACGCTGAACATCTCAACAAGATGTCACATATACAGTGGGTCTTTGATTCAAGTCCATCATTAGATGACATTGAATTAGAAATCAAAGCCTACGTTGAACTGTATGGAATAGCACCTGAGTTAATTATCATTGATAACTTAATGAATGTTGCTGCCGAGACAGACAATGAATGGGCAGGGCTACGTGCAATTATGATGGAGTTGCACGATATGGCACGCAAGACAGAGGCTTGTGTCTTAGTACTCCATCACGTATCAGAACAGTCCGAGTACGGTTCGCCAATGATGCCACCACCACGTCGTGCTATCCACGGTAAGGTCAGTCAGTTACCTGCACTGATACTTACATTAGGTTATGAGCCAGGTCAGGGTGGAGGTATGTTGCGTGTGGCTGCAGTGAAGAACCGCTTCGGTCCACATACAGCAGATGCCTCAAAGTGGGCTACACTATTTGTTAACTTTGCTTCCTGTCAGATTGGAGATCAAGATGCACAAGGCAGAGCATACTTGCGAGTGTGATGGCTAACAAGAACGGACGTAAAGGTTCTCAGTTTGAGACAGATGTAATGAAATGGTTACGCAGTAAAAGCGTAATAGCAGAACGTCTGACTAAGGCTGGGGCAAAGGATGAAGGGGATATGGTTGTTATCATATCTGGAGAAACCTACATCCTTGAACTCAAGAACAGGCAGACCCTTTCCCTGCCTGAGTTCTGGAGAGAAGCGCAAGTTGAGGCGCTTAACTATGCAAAGGCAAGAGGTCTTGGGGAAGTCCCTCTGTCTTACGTGGTAGTTAAGCGTCGCAACGCATCAATAGATCAGGCTTGGGTAATCCAAGACCTGACGCAGTGGCTAAAGGAGAAGCAATGAATGAACAGGCTGGTTACTTTCAGACACCACCGCATTACTCAAAGGTTTGTAACTGCGGTGTCACAGTCATAGGAAGTTCAGAAAAAGGTTTACAATCTTTAATCAAACGACACATAGAAAAAGGACCAATCCACTTAGAGTGGGAAAAGGAGAATCAATAATGCCAGTTCCAGAAGGTGTAATCACAAGTACAGACAATTGGGCAGAACCAACAGCAAACGAAGAAGTAGTTGAAGATTCAACTACTGAAGAAGAGGACGATGATAGTACGACTGAGCAAGGATGAAGTAAGAGTCTGTACGATGCTCGCTACAGAGCGTTGGCTTGCAAAGTATGGTTCAGTAGACAGACCAAACTATGCAGATGGTAAGAAGAACGGCTACTTAGAGCACGAACTTCTTGCCAATATCCGAGCCAACGTCTCTGAGTGGGCGGTCGCATCTCTTACTGATACCGCTTGGAATGTACCTTGGTATCCCAATGAACTGCACCCTCGTCGGGCTAAGTTGCCTGATGTAGGTGTGAACTTTGAGGTACGCACAGTACGCACACGTGATTCAATTCCCTTTTGGAATAAGGATGCTGGCAAGATACTAGTAGGTACGAAGATACTTGATGAAGATTACTACTCACAGGTTGAAGTCTATGGTTGGTGTAACCCTGAAGAGTATGCAACATCCCAGTATAGGGATGAGACTATCAGTGGCTGGCGTGTACCAGTAACAGAGTTGAAGGAGTTCAAATGATTTGTTCTAACTGTATGAAAGCGGGAGAAGAGAACACTCTTTCCCATTACAAACGTGCTACTGCGTGGCACGGTAAGTGCGACTACAAGGGGTGTGTATGTCAACACAAGACTGGTCCAGGGTACGTAAAGCGGGAAAATTCAAAGGTCCCGTTGATGCAAACACAATCCCCATAGGAGCAATCGTTCTTCACTATGGTGGGGAAGTAAGAGAGGGCAGATCAGCATCTGTTAGGTGCTGTATCCACCCAGACAGGAGGCGTAGTGCTGTCATCAATACTTATGACAACCTATTCTTTTGTCACACCTGTGGAAAGGGTGGCAACGCAGTAAATGTTGTCGGGATAATAGAGAACTTGGAGTTTAAGGATGCACTCAAAAGAGCAATCGAAATCGCTGCTGGAAGCGGTCACACATTACAGCAAAAGTCTGGACGAAAAGGCGCTGGCCTACCTCGAAGGACGTGGGATCTCTAAGGATGTAGCAGAACAGTATTCATTAGGACTAGTGACTGACCCTATCAATGGTCACGAACACCACACTGGCTGGCTTTCCATCCCCTACCTGACTGCATTGGGTATGTGTGTTGGTGTTAAGTTTCGCAGGCTAGATGATGGCAAGCCTAAGTATGGTGCACCAACAGGACAGAAGGGTCATCTGTTTAATGTTGCTGACATCACCATTGATTCATCTTCTATTGTAGTATGCGAAGGTGAGTTAGATGCCATTGTTGTATCAGGTTTGATTGGTCTACCAGCAGTAGGTGTACCAGGAGTGCAGGCTTGGAAGCCACACTTTGTTAAGTTGTTTACTGGTTACGATACTGTCTATGTTGTAGGCGACAATGATATTAAAGAGGATGGCACCAACCCTGGGGCTGAGTTCTCACGCCGTGTTTCACAAGAGGTAATGAACTCACGTATAGTATCCTTACCTCCATCAATGGACATCAATGACTTCTACCTTACACACGGTAAAGATGAGGCGTTGAAATTATTTGGAGGTGCGTGATGTATGACAATGACCGAGAGCGAGTGGGTCACGATGCTACAGACTTTGCAGCATTTGGGCTTTCAGATCCTTTCCGTGGATACGCAAAGCGAAGTGCTAACAATACGTCCGATACCAACACGTTTGTAACTGATGTGTGGTCTACCTTAGATGCAGCAGGTAACCTGCTCATCAAGAAGCATAAGGACTACGGTCCAACTAACATAAGCCTGTCACCTGGTGGGCCTCTCAATGGTCTGCGTGTACGTATGCACGACAAGACAGCACGCATCAACCACTTGATTGATAGCGGTGCTACACCTGAGAACGAGTCCTTGCGTGATTCCTTTATTGATCTGCTTAACTACAGTGCTATTGCACTGATGGTGCTAGATGGTAAGTGGCCTCGTGACTGATCCACATCCAATACTTAATGACCTTGTACCTAGCGTGGTGACCATTGTCCACCGTCGCTATCGTAAGTATGTAGATCGTGCTGACCTAGTGCAAGAAGCATACGCTTGGTTGATGACACGTGTGTCCTACTTCAATGACTTGCTAGGTGAAGAGGATGATGCAAGAAGGCTTATCAATCAGAAGCGTATAGCATTTCAGATGCGCCGTGCATTAGAACGCTATGCTCGCAAGGAGAAGGCGGTCAGGTCTGGGTACCAGACCAATGATGAGTCCTTCTATGATGTCACTACTATTGCACGTTTGTTGCCATACATTATTGCAAGCATAGTCAACGACACCGCTATTGAACAAGCACAAAACCTTATCAATGATGGCACACCACGCAAGCCAGC